TGGGCCAACTACGTGTACCTGGACACCGAGGAGCGCCGCCGCTTCGCCCAGAAGGGCCACGAGTACCTGATCGAGCAGGTCCAGCACACCGGTGGTGATTCCCTAACCCTGACGGCCGGTTCCATCACGGCCCAGACGATCCGCCTGTCCTTCAACCATCCCGTCAAGGAGCTGATCTGGTGCTACGCCAACACCTCAGCCAGTGCCAACAACTCTCTGTGGAATTTCTCCACGTCTTGCGCGAACGTCCAGGTGACCGTCTCCGCGAACGTGTTCAGCGCGATCGGTGTCATGCCCCATGAGATTGGCGCGCCCCGCCTGACCTGCTCGAACATCTTTTCGAGCGGCACGGCCCTATCCTCCAACTCGGTCGGTGGTGGTGGCGTCTTCTGGTTCGAGGAGGGCCTGCCCGTGTCGGCCACGGCTGCGGGTCTCGGTGGCAATGAGTCTGGCCCACTGGTAAATTTCAAGGTTATCCTCAACGGCCAGGACCGCTTCAAGGAGCAGGTCGGCAAGTACTTTAACCAGTACATCCCCCTGGTGTACCACACGGGCACGCCCTACGTCGGTATCTATGTGTACTCCTTCGCGCTGCAGCCCGAGGAGCACCAGCCGACCGGCACCTGCAACTTCTCCCGCATCGACAATGCCCAGGTCGCTGTCAACATGAAGGCCCAGGCGACCACGACCCTCCAGAAGATGTTCGCGGTGAACTACAACATCCTGCGCATCCAGAGCGGGATGGGGGGCTTAGCCTTTTCAAACTAATGGGTGGTCTAACTTTAAAAACTTTTATGAGCTTCGGCTCGGGCTTCGGCCCACAAGAATTTTAAATTCTTGTGGGCGGTTTACTTAAAAAAATAAAACCCTCCTATCATATAATGGAGCAGACAAAAAGTTGTACAAATTGTACGAGGAGCCCACAATCTCTCTCTCAATTTGAGGGAAAAAACGGAAGACCCTGTAATACATGTTTAAAATGCCGCGAAAAGGGTAAGAAATATGATTCGACCCCAGAACGTCTAGAAAAACATAAAAAGAAACAGGCTGAAAAAGGAAAAATTTATAGTAAAAATTATCGAGAAAGTGATAAGACAAGTCAACCAGTCCATAATTTGGAACAGAAATGTGCATGGGCAAAAAATGAAAAAACTGTTAACAGGATATCAAAATGGAAAATGCTCAATGTGCATGACCGTATAGGAAGTTATAAACGTTGTGCAAAGTCTAAAAATCTGGAATGGACCCTGACCGATGAAGAGGCTGGGTGTATGCTCAATTCTGCGTGTGTTTATTGCGGACATGATGACATGTCTATTCGTCTCAATGGAATTGACCGGTTGGATCAGCAGGGCAATTACACTAATGATAATACGGTTCCATGTTGCTGGACCTGTAATTTTATGAAGGGGTGCGCGGATCCATTGACATTTATTGATCAATGTAAAAAAATTGCGCAATGTACGTATATTTTCCCTGATGTCGCAGTGAGACCCAATATTCGTCCCCGAAAGACTACTAGTGCCCCATAATTTTAAATATCACGAGCCCTACTGCGAATATCAGGTAAATGAGCGCAAAATAACTTTCGCTCTTTGTGGCCTGAGAATTCTTGGACTCGATGAAGCTCGCGATGCCCAGGGCCATGAACATGGCCACAAAGAGCCAGAAAAAGTACAAGTTAAGGTCTCGGGCCATATACTCTATAGATGGATAATCTTTCGGGTTCCCAGTTGGTCAGTGCGCTGATGGTCGAAGATCCGACCATGAGCATAGAGGACATCCTGGACCGGACCCGACGCATTTTATTCGAAAGAAAATTGAAAAATATCGGTCACCCCCCAAACACCCTCGTTTTTCTGAGGGCCCTGATCGATTCCGACATGACCCGGGACGAAATTACGGAGGCAATGTCGACTCACCCGATTCACATCGACGATGCGATAGAATTCATCAATAGCCTGGAGGAGGTCCCAGTCCGGAGGTGTTGTTTCCCTTGGAAAACTGACCCGAAAGGAAAAATACCAGATACAACCCCCCGACCAACATAATCGCCCCCTTGATAATTTCGGAAGGAATCTTCTGTTTTTTCGTGTCCAGGAAATTCTGGACCCCGAATAGAATCAGGGCCAGGCCCATGACGAGAATAAGAGATGCCGGTATCATTTAATAGTTAAGGACATTTTTATTGATGCGATTAATGAATTTCGCGTTCCTGGAGCCCGTGACTGAATTTTGTCTCAAGTCGATGGCTGTGCCGAACGTCACGCCGATCCCGACCGAACTCGATGATTCATGGAAGTCATTCGAGCGCGAACTGGGAGGCTTCAAGAATCAATATGCCAAGGCCCGCGCGGCCGTCACCACCCTGCATTCTCGTCTCGCATCTAAACAATCTGACATTAATGCTATCGAAATTGTAAACAAGGTTGTCAAATCGGATGGGTTAAAGTCTATGATAGCCAAGGTAGTAGAGGAGTACGAGGTGAATGAGGGGATCGACCAGCTGACCAAGGACTACGCGGAGGCTCTTGGACTCGCTGAAGCAATGAAGAAGGTCCTGATGGAGACAAACTCCGAAAGGTACGCCCGGTTTGCGTGTTTCGTCTGTATGGAATCACTCGTTGACACGCTTCTCGTCCCATGTAATCACGTCATCTGTGAACGGTGCTGGGTCCGCACCCGGAGCGAAAAGTGCCCGGGGTGCCGCCAACAGGTCAATGACGTGCGTAAGATGTATACACTTTCTTAGATTTCCAGCTCGGGAACTTTTGTTCCCTCGCTCCAGTAAATCAGTCGGTAGATTGCTACTCTTATGAAGTAGAAGTCGCGAGTTCGAGCCTCGCCTGGAGCATTTAAAAAAAACAAACTTATTATATATATGTCGAAAATATGTACTAAATGTCAAAATGACAAGATCTTAGATATGTACGGAAAACGAAATAACGTAAAAGATGGTAGAAGAGCAATGTGTAAAGAATGTGAAAAGAAGCGCGCACTTAACAAAAACTTTATAGCACCAAATTCAGGAAGTTTTACATGTACACAATGTAAAAAAGAAAAAGAATTTAACGAGTTTTATAAAAATAGATATAATACAAGAGGTATTCGTGTATATTGTAAAACATGCGATCTTGAAAATACAAGAACACATCATAAAAATAATCCAGGAAAGCGAGCAGCGGAAAGTAACAAAAGGAGAGAAGATCCTGTTCAGAAAATACGCATGAATCTAGGAACTAGACTTTGGCAAGTGGTAAGTAAAAAGCATGGAAAGACAATGGAACTCACCGGTTGTACTACAGAAGAACTCATTAAACATCTGAGTTCAAAATTTACAGAAGGTATGACTTTGGAGAACTATGGTGAATGGCATATAGACCATATTAAACCATGTGCTTCGTTCAATCTGGGAGATCCTGGAGAGCAACACAAATGCTTCCACTGGACTAATCTTCAGCCTCTTTGGGCTGCTGATAATATTAGAAAAGGTTCAAAGTATTGAGACCGGTATATGTCTATAAACTACTCTGGGGGGAGTTTGGACCTGAGCACGTCCTTAAAAGGCTCGCTCGGCAAAAAGCTACGCGTTTTGCCTGACTTTGGCGCAGTGGTAGCGCATCGGATTGTAGGAGGGACCTTGGCCCCGACGTGTAAATCTCCGCTGGTCGTGTGTTCGAATCACACAAGTCAGAATAGAGGGGGCGCCACCTCGTTAAAAACGGCAGGAAGGGTGCACCTCCTTTCCACGTGCTCCTGTGGCCTAATTGGTTAAGGCGTCAGACACCGCTACGTCGGCTGATATGTTAATCTGTAATACATTCATCTGTAGATTGTGAGTTCGAGTCTCACCGGGAGCGTTAGAGAAATAACCACTCTCTATTACATGACCACTAAGATATGTCGATTATGTAATATTGAGAAAGAATTATCCTTATTCGAGAAAAAAGGAAGAAAACAGCCAGTGGGAAATCGATGCAAAGAATGTAAAAATAAAAAAGATAAATTTAAAAAGGATTGTGATCGTGATAAGTGGAATGAAAACTGTAGAAAATTTTATAATGAAAACAAAGATGCTATAAATGCCACAAGACGAAAAAATCTTCAGAAAAGAAGAGATACAGATCCTAAATATAGATTAATGATGGCTCTTCACTGTAGATTATATATGGCATTAAAAGAAAAGATTGGAAATACTATGAGTCTTACTGGATGTTCAAAAGAAGAACTTTATACATTTTTAGAGGCTGAGTTTTCAGAAGGTATGACATGGGAAAATTATGGTAAATGGCACGTCGACCATATTTGCCCATGTGCCTCTTTCAATCTAGAAGACCCTGAAGAGCAGAAGAAGTGCTTTCATTGGACAAATCTACAACCTCTATGGGCTGAAGATAATATCAGAAAGGGTGCTAAACTCAATTCGCAAGATCATCGTCCGTAAACTTCTGGCCATTGTACATGGGCATGTAGCGGTCACTGCGCTCGTAGCCCGACTGAGCTTT